ACACCGGGGGAAGTGGATCGCCAGTGACCGTTGCGCTCGCGGGGACAAGCGGAAATATCGCGGGCAGTTGTACGGAAAATTATTCAGAGACGGACTTTTCCGGAGGAATAAAGACTCAGGCAGGGCAACAGAAATTTGCATGCAAACCGTAACTGAAGAACGCTAAGGAAAACGATGGGGTTACTACAGAAAGCCGCTGAAACGATAATGTGGGGGATAATCGAGCGCAGAAGCAGCCTCGAAAATCCTTCGACTCCGCTGTCATTCCCTGCGGAATGGCTCCTCGATATTTTCAACGGTGGGCGCACTGACTCTGGTATTCGTGTCAGTGAAATGACGGCTTTGCAAACGGACGCGGTTTTAGCCTGCGTTTCGATTATCAGCAAAGGCGTGGCTTCCCTTCCTCTTCATGTTTATGAGCAACAGATGAAGGATGGGCGAGCTTCGAAGATGGTTTCTATTTCGCATCCTCTTTACGACATTCTTAAAGATGAGCCGAATGAAGAAATGACTTCGCACACCTTCCGGGGTGTGATGATGGTGCACTGCCTCCTCTGGGGTAACGCTTATGCCGAGATTCAGCGGGACAACGGGAACAGGATTGTGGCGCTCTGGCCGAGGAATCCGGCTCGAACTCGTCCCGTTCGTTTGACTGCGGATGCTCGGATTCAGGGAACTTTGTATCCGCGTGGAACTTTGATTTATCACACAAGCGAAACGATGGGAGATGAGATCTCCTTTCAGGATGACAACCAAAACAGAATGGCCCCGGAGAGAATTATTCTTGCCGAGGATATGCTCCATTTTCCCGGTCTTTCCCTTGACGGAAGAATCGGACAATCCACCGTTTATCTTTCTCGGCAGACGATTGGATTAGCTCTTTCCACGGAAAAGCATGGCGCGAAATTCTTCGGAAACGGAGCCGTGCCCCGTGGAATTCTGGAGATTCCCGGAGTCCTTGAGCCGAAGGCTCTTGAAAATCTTCGGAGATCCTGGCAGGAAGCTCACGGTGGAGAAAACGCGCATAAGACTGCTGTACTTGAGCAAGGCGTAAAGTATTCGCCAATTGGAACTGATATGGAAAAGAGTCAGTTCCTCGAAACGAGAAAGTATCAGCGTCGATCTATAGCGTCTGTGTTTAACGTTCCCCCTCACATGATCGGTGAGGGTGAGAACTCGAAATCGAGCGTTGAGCAGACTTCCATCGAGTTTCTTCATTATTGTATTGGCCCGTGGCTTGATCTTCTTCAGCAAGAGTTCAAGCGCAAGCTCTTTGACGATGATTACAGTGGCGGTAAGAAGTATTTCGCAAAATTCGATACGCACCAGCTCCTGTACCCGAATTCGGATTCCCGGGCGAAATTTTACGTGTCAGGTAAGAATTGGGGCTGGCTGAGCACGAATGACATTCATGAACTTGAAGATTTGAATCCCGTGGAAGATGGATCCGGGGACATTTACTGGATGCCCGTAAACATGCAGGATGCGGCGAATCCGCTCACAGCTCCTCACATTGGAGGAGCACAAAATATTCCCGGTAATCCTAATTCTCCTGCGCTGAAGAGTAAGCCGGAAGCTGCTCTGGGCGGAAGGCCGCAGAATCCAAGCAAGAAACAAGAAACTACCAACAAAAAACCAGCGTCTCTACCAAGCAAGAAAAAGTCTTCCAAGGTAAAGAGATATTCTCAGATTTTCTATTCTTCATTTGTTGACGCTACAAATCGGATTCAGAGTCGCAAGGAAATTGACGAGAATTCTTTCCGTCGATGCTTCGAGCCGGCTCTGTCCTCGATGATCGAATCGATATCGGTTGACTGTTCCGGGAATGAAGATGAAGCGATTCCATTCTATGAATTCCGGACGGAAGCGCTCGCCTTCATGGAAGGAATGCAGTCGAATCTGCAGGGAGTTACGGTAGATCTTAATCCTACCTATGCCTTTAACGAAGTAAAGAGGGCTGCGGAAACATTCATCGATATCGTGGAGCGCCGTTACAATCCGGATCATGTATCGCAGCCACGGCGCTCGGATGGGACTTGGCACGATGGTTCCCTTCCGTTTTACATTGGGCGGCATGGGACAACGGATGATGATGTTAAAGGATGCTGGTCGGGCTGGACGAGTGTTCCGATTAATGAACAGGGAAAAAAGGAAATAGACGAGACCGCTGAAAAGTTGAAGGACGCGGGGATTCGCAGGATTGTCTGCTCGAATCTTGAGCGGGCCAAGCAGACTGCTTATCGAATCTCGGCAGCGCTCGGAGATATTCCGGTATCGATCGATTGGCGCTTAAATGCGATGGATCTTGGAATATTTGCCGGAGAAAATGAAAAAGAGAATGAAGAAAAGATAAAGCTCTACGTAAACAGCCCGGACACGAAGATCCCCGGTGGCGAGTCGATGACAGGATACATAGAGAGAACGAATACCGCGATTGACGAGATACGGGGCACGAACGAAGAAACTGGACCTATTCTGGTCATCACGCACAGCTCTGCGATTGCGACTTATCTTTGCGAGTTAAAGACTTTGGAGAGGTCAAGTTGTCTTCTTTCCCCGGCAGGCATGGTCAAGATCGAAGGAAAAAAGATGACGGTAATCTCCGGTACGTTAGGCGACGGAGACGCGCTTTAAAATTCTGTAAAAGGATATGGACATGAAAATCGAACGCAGGTTTCTACATGAACTTCGGGCCGAGGGACAAGGCAATGAAATGAGTCTTGTCGGTTACGCTGCTAAATTTGGCACTCAGTCCGAGGATCTCGGTGGATTCCGCGAGACGGTTATGCCTGGTGCATTCGCTCGTTCTCTCAGGGAAGGCGCGGACGTGAAATGTCTTATGAACCACTCCGCCGATCTCGTCATGGGGAGAACGAAGAACGGGACGTTGAAGCTGGAGGAAGACGCGACAGGTCTCCGTTTCCGTTGCGTCTTGCCGAATACGCAGGCAGCCCGGGATCTCCATACTCTGGTCGCTCGCGGAGACGTGGACGCCTGTTCGTTTGCTTTCACGGCGCGGGGGCAGTCTTGGGAAGATGTGCGGAGCGAAAATGGCGACATGTATGCCAGCCGGAAGCTGCACGATGTCGATCTCCAGGACGTTTCCGCTGTAACTTATCCTGCCTATCCGCAGACTGAAGTGCATTCTCGGAGCGAAGCGCAGGAATTCGAGTTTCGTAAATTTATTTTTCCGGAAGGGGAGCCAGTGGAAATTCGTTCTTCGATTAACTCTTTGGTGGAAAAGCGCGGCGTAGGGCAGGGGATTCCCATGCCGTATGCAATCAGCCTGCCCCAGCCGTTTGATTCGGACATGAAGCAGGAATGGTGGGATGAGTTCATCGATGCATACAAGGACTGCGTGAAGCGTCAAAAGATGAAGGGGGCTGTTGCTATCGCAGCGGCCACTGCGATTGCCAATCAGAAAGTGCAACCGCAGACGGAAGTGGATCCCGCAGTCAGCGGGCAGAGCAAGAATCCGACAGAGATTCCCCATACGGTTGTTCCCACGGGATCCACGGGTGAAACTCCGAAAGAATCCGATCTGGAACGCGCTCTCGAAACGGATGCTGAATTCAGGGGCAAGTATAAATTCCAAAAACCGGAAGATGCTCCGGATTCTGTTCCTGCCGACAATAAAGCGCAGTGGGTTTCCGTCTGGAATTCCGCGTACAAAAAAGCGATCAAGGATGGTAAATCGGAAGACGAAGCGAACAAGAGCGCCTTTGCTCAGGCGATGGGAGTAGCTGGTCCGAAGTCTGAGAAGAAGTCACTGGCGGGATGCGATTGCCGTTGTGGGAATTGTATGGAAGGCCGACACGTGGAATGCTCTTCGGCGGAAGGGCGTTGCCCGATTGCGCAGCAACGGGATCACACAAAGAAAGTCAGCGATCCGTCCTCGGATGAATATGATCCCGACGATCCGGACTATGACGATCAATGGGATGACAGCGATGGAACCGAGGACCGTAAGGACAAGACGGATGTTAAGGACAAGTCCAAAGACAAGGAACCGGACGAGGACGATGCAAAGCGCGGCGACAAGACGAAGAAAATCGGGGCAAGGTCTTTGACTTCGGAAAACTTTGCCTGGGTTGGCGATGAGGAAGATCCTTCCACGTGGAAGCTGCCTGTTCATGACGATGCGCACGCAAGGAATGCTCTTGCTTTCTTTAACAAAACACAAAATATTCCATCCGACAAAAGAGAAGGTGTGTGGAGGAAGATTGTCGGAGAATGCCGGAAATTCGGCGTGCAAGTTTCTGAGGAAAATTCATTGCGAGCCGGAATGCTGCACAGCGTTACGGAATCGGCGATGAAGGAAATCGATAAGGACGAGGAAATTCTCGCGGCGATGCGGGCAAAGGCTCGCCTTATCGAAATCGATCTCAGTTAAGGTTTTCTCAAGTCCCGGATTAAATCCCGGGAAGAGAAAGTTGTACCTCCCAAAAGGAGTCCCGGTGACATGTACTCGCGGAGCGAGAAGTGAATCGGGCGAATTGGCTGCGCAAAGTCAAATCGAAAAAAGAGAGAAGACAACAATGTCTTTAGCAAAAGCGAAGGAACTCCGCGAGTCGAGGCAGAAGATTGCTCTCCAGATGGCGGAGCTGTTGAAGGAAGGAACTCTGTCCGTTGAGAAGAGGGCTTCATTCGATAAGATGGATGTGGAACAGGCTGAAATCAAGGCCGACATCGATCGAATCGAGCGGCAGGAAGCTCTTGAATCGGAACTGCGCTCCAAGAAACAGATGGAGAACGAGCAGCCCGGGGCAAACGGCGGAGAAAAGCGGGACGCTCGCTCACGAAAAGAGAAGGACGAGGAATATCGCAAGACATTCTTCGGTGCTCTGCAGCGCGGGGAGTTGCGCCGTGCAAACAACAAGGCGGAAACGCTGAGTTGGTCCGGGGATCGTGATTCCAAAGTAAAGGAATCAATGGATCGCTATATCAACGATTTGAATGTTGAGCAGCGCGACCAGATCGGTGGCACTCAGTCGATTTCGTATACGCAGGGTGCGGCTGGTGGATATTTCGTTCCTGCCGGCTTTGTGTATGACGTTGAAATCGCCACGAAGTATTTTTGCCCAATGGCAGATGGCAGCGTGATCCGCGTTCTCGAAACAGCCACTGGTAACGTGCTGCCCTATCCGACAAACAACGATACCAATGAAGCGTGGTCGATCATTGGTGAAGCGGTTGCGGTGCTTGACGTTGGTCAGGTTCCCAACTATTCGACGGCTGGAACGGCACCTTCCGGACAGCCTGGAAACGCCACGATGGGTCAGATCACCTTCGGGGCATGGAAGGGAACCACGGGACTCATCCGCGTATCTCTGGAAATTCTTCAGGATGCCGCGTTTGATCTCGAAGATTTCCTCAAGAACGCTTTCGCAGTTCGTCTTGGTCGCGGCTACGAGTATTATCTGACTCGTGGGTCCGGATCGAATCAGCCCACGGGTATTCTGACCGCAGTTGTTGCTTCCGGTCAGGCTGCAACCGTGGCCAACGGTTCCTCCACCAATGACGGAACTTCTGCGAACGGCACCAACAGCATCGGTACGAATGACCTGATCGCGCTGGAACACAGCATCGATCCGACGTATCGGCGCGGTGGCAAGTTCATGTTCCACGATGACACACTTCGTGCGATCAAGCAGCTCCTCGACAAGTACGGACGGCCTCTCTGGGTTCCCGGACTTGCGGTGAATGCTCCCGACACGATCATGGGTTATCCGTATGTCGTGAACCAGTCCATGCCGAAGATCGCAACCTCGGCCAACACTGTGTTGTTCGGTTCGCTGAACAAGTTCATGATGCGTAAAGTCCGCGATCTCAGCGTTCTGCGCCTCGATGAACGCTATGCGGACTACGGGGAAGTGGCTTTCATCGCTTTCTCACGTATCGACAGCAACCTGCTTGATGCCGGGGTTCACCCCATCGGCTTCCTGCAGCAACACTCGTAATCGCCCTCTGGCGAATTACACTTCTCAGGAGCGGGTCTTTCGATCCGCTCCTGACTTTAAAAGAGAGAGGAATACATGGATTACAGGATCCGTCATAAATTGTCCGGAATTGTTTACAGGGTTCCGGAAGATATTATTCCCAGCGTGGCCTGCGCGATGGTGAGCGGAGGTAGCGCGGAGAGACTTGAAGAAAAAAAGGTAGAGAGTTCTGCCTTCGAAAAAGTGAAAGAAACAGCGACGAAAGTAGGCGCTGCGCTTCGGACTCCCGTAACTTCGAAGAGGTAATATGGCTGGTCTTCAAATTAGCGTTCCACCTCAGGTCGAACCGATCCTTTTGAGGGATGCAAAGGTTTATCTGAAAGTTGACTATCCGGATGAAGACGATCTGATATCAGGTCTTATCGTCGCGGCCCGGGAAATGGTGGAAAATTTCACGGCTCGGAGTCTGGTCAACAAAACGTATGTCCAGACTCTGGATTCTTTTCCGTATTTCACGGATACGGTGATGAGTCAGATGGCGTATCCTCCCTCGTATTATTCCCTGCCCCGGTATTCGACAACTTTGTGGAATTACTCGCAGATGATTAAGCTGCTGGTTTCTCCACTGGTTAAAGTTGTGAACATCGCGTATGTCGCGTCTAAAGATCAGCAATGGCATTCGCTATTGCAAGCGCCTCCACCGTGGTATCCGAATATTGCGATTGCTACTGGAAACATTTTCATGGATGGAAACGGTAACAATATCGAAGCGTTGAATGATGGCACTACCGGATTTAATCCTCCGAAGTGGGCCACGGGGTTGGGCGAAACAACCACGGAAGATGGTGGGGTTGAATGGCAGAATAACGGTCCTGCTCCTCTCGATCAGATGGGTGTGATAGGGGACGCGGCAAATACTTTCTATACGGATATTGTGAGTGAGCCTCCCCGTATTTTTCCCGGACCAGCTGGCGCATTCTGGCCTTCCGTGCAGTACGTTCCGAATGCTGTGCAGATTTATTATGTGGCGGGGCACGGCGAGCCGACAGGAGAAGGGGATCAGTTATCGCCCCCTTCGGGAATGCCGCAAGTGTGCGTCACTGCGATGTATCAGCTAATTGCGGGATGGTACGAGAATAGAGACGCACTCTCTCCTCTTAATTTGAAGAAAATGCCTTTGCATGTGGAGGCATTGCTCTGGAGCAAGCGGGTTATGGACTATCAGCCAACCCGTGGATAAATTTCAAATTCAATTAGGAATGGGCCTTGAGCTACGTTACTTACGGACAGTTTCGTTCCGTTCTTAAACAAAATCTGCCTTTGAGCGGGACGATGGGTGACGTGTGGTATTGCACGGACACTCATGAAATTTTTCTAGTCATCGGAGATGGTTCGCTCGTTCCTCTTCTGCAAGCGTTTCCTATTCCTTTTGGGCCGCAGGGTAATCAAGGGCCGCAGGGTAATCAGGGGTACTTGGGTGTAGACGGCGATCAGGGGCCGCAAGGAAATCAGGGCGATGCGGCGAGTATGCGGGGGCCGCAGGGAAATCAGGGCTATCAGGGAAATCAGGGCGACCAGGGCACGCAGGGTAACACAGGAAATCCTTCGAGTGTTCCCGGCCCGCAGGGTCCGCAGGGTACGCAAGGAAATCAGGGCAACCAAGGAAATCAAGGAAATCAATCGAGTGTTCCCGGCCCGCAAGGAAATCAGGGCTATCAGGGTCCGCAGGGCAATCAAGGAAATCAGGGGAACCAAGGAAATCAGGGCACGCAAGGAAACCAAGGTCCGCAGGGCAATCAGGGCTATCAGGGAACTCCATCGGCTGTGGCGGGTCCGCAGGGCAATCAGGGCTATCAGGGAACGACAGGGGCAGGAACGCAAGGAAATCAAGGTTACCAAGGGAATCAGGGCTATCAGGGTTCTCAGGGAAATCAGGGCAACCAAGGAAATCAGGGAAATCAATCATCGGTTGCTGGTCCTCAGGGAAATCAGGGATACCAAGGATCCACGGGGACGGGTGCGCAAGGAAATCAGGGATACCAAGGAAATCAGGGTTATCAGGGCACGCAGGGAAATCAGGGAAATCAGGGCAACCAAGGAAATCAATCCTCGGTTGCGGGTCCTCAGGGAAATCAGGGCTACCAAGGAAATCAAGGATATCAGGGCGCGCAAGGAAATCAGGGGAACCAAGGAAATCAGGGGAATCAGGGGAACCAAGGCGGAGGGTATAAAGCGACTTCGGTTACCAGTTTCACAACTGGTACAGGTAGTAAATCATTTACTACGCAAGCCGGCTTAGCTTATTTGACGGGCGACTGGGTGCAAGTTGTTTCTAACGGTACTCCGTCGAACTGGATGATTGGTCAGGTAACTTCGTATTCGGGCACAACTCTTGTTGTGAACGTTACGATTGCGAATGGATCCTCCACGCTGACGGACTGGAATATTAGTCTTGCGGGTGTGCAAGGCGCGCAGGGCACGCAGGGAAATCAGGGCAACCAAGGAAATCAGGGGAACGCGGGCGGAGCCGGATCTCAGGGAAATCAAGGCTACCAAGGAAATCAAGGCTACCAAGGAAATCAGGGAAACGCGGGCGGAACCGGATCGCAGGGCAATCAAGGAAATCAGGGCAATCAGGGTACGCAAGGAACTCAGGGAAATCAGGGATACCAAGGAAATCAAGGTTACCAAGGAAATCAGGGCTATCAGGGTTCTCAGGGAAATCAGGGCAACCAAGGAAATCAGGGCAACCAAGGAACTCAGGGAAATCAAGGTTACCAAGGAAATCAAGGTTACCAAGGAAATCAGGGGAACGCAGGCGGAGCCGGATCGCAAGGAAATCAAGGAAATCAAGGAAATCAAGGAAATCAAGGAAACGCGGGAGGAGCAGGATCGCAGGGAAATCAGGGCAACCAAGGAAATCAGGGTACGCAAGGAACTCAGGGAAATCAGGGCTATCAAGGAAATCAGGGCTATCAAGGAAATCAAGGTTACCAAGGCAATCAGGGTAACGCGGGCGGAACCGGATCGCAGGGCAACCAAGGAAATCAGGGCAATCAGGGGAACGCAGGCGGAGCCGGATCGCAGGGCAACCAAGGAAATCAGGGGAACGCAGGCGGGGCCGGATCGCAAGGAAATCAAGGCTACCAGGGAAATCAAGGCTACCAGGGAAATCAGGGAATTTCTCCGCAGACGCCGACTACGGTTTCTCTCGCTCCATCTGCGCCCGGAAATTTTACGGTTGCTCATGGTCTGGGAACGTCTCCCACTTTCGTACATATAGGTATGACTTCGGACGGTCTGATTTATTTTCAGAATCCGACGATGTGGGACAGCACGAATTTATATTTGGTTGCGTCAGACACGGGTATCACTGGAAAAGCGTATTGCTATACCGGAACTCCGGGCACGCAAGGTAATCAGGGAAATCAGGGGAACACGGGTGGAGCGCAGGGAAATCAGGGGAACCAAGGAAATCAGGGGCCGCAGGGCACGCAAGGAAACCAAGGTTATCAAGGAAACCAAGGTTATCAGGGGAACCAAGGAAATCAATCTTCAGTCGCAGGGCCGCAAGGAAATCAAGGTTACCAAGGGAATCAGGGCACGCAGGGGAACCAAGGAAATCAGGGGCTACAATATAATTTTTATCTTCAGGGAAATCAGTTTAGCCTCGGAGGTTCGGGAGCTGGCATACAAAATGTAACGGGTTTGACTACGGGAACTCTGGCGCTTACCGCGACGTATGAAGTTGAAGCTATTCTCGGTACGCAGTGCGCAGTTGGGACACAAGGTTTGCAAGTAGGTATTCAGTGCAGTGTTGCTGGAGCAACAGTAGCTTGTATGTTTTTTGGCGATCAAGGTGCTCTATCATCAGCCGCAGGATCAGCTGCGGGTGCTTCAATTCAAAGATTAGACACGCAGGGTAATATGGGTCCAAATTTTAACCAAGCCTCCGCTGGCGCAAAAGGTGTAGCTCGCGTCAGTGGAATTGTAATCACCCCTGGTTCTGGGTCTCCAACAATTGGTATTCAGGCGAAAGGGATTCAAGCGGGCGCACTCGCCTGGATTCTGGCCAATTCGTATCTAAAAGTAGTGAGGATTGCATGATGAAGAGAATGCTATTAGTCGCTCTGATTTTGCTCTTCGCGGGTTATTCTTTTGCGCAGCAACCTCAGACTTCTTTAGCTCCCGTGCAGAGGTTGAACGCGCAGTATACAAACGGTGTTGCCCCCGGTTATTGGCCAACGGCCGGTTCGGGGTTAACTCTGAATTTGTCGGCGGGCACTGTTAACTGCACAGGAACGATAACAACGTATGCTGCTGGTACGTTGTCGATGACGAATAACACTACGAATTATGTTTATCTGAATGTGTCTTCCAGTTGTGCTCCCGCTACGAAAACAACAGCGTTCGCTTTCGCGGATATTCCGATAGCCACGGTGGTTACCTCCGGTGGAAACATCACTACGATCACGGATGATCGAACTCCGTTTTTTACCGGATCCATTCGCTCCTGCGATATCGCGGTGGGGGACAGCAGTGGTTCGGTAATTACGAATACGCAGCTAGGTCCTCAAAAAAGAATTTGCAAGATACCGCTTGCGGCTACGGTTATTGAAATCGATGTATCGGCTGACGCCGGAACTCCGAATGTCATTGTCGGACGTAGCCGTTGTACGACTTGGACATCGAATGTTTGCACGGCGGAAACAAGAGTTAACTTCATGTCGGGCGCTCTTTCCGTAGCCACTGGCGGATTTGACGCATGCATAAATTCAGGGGGAACCACTGGACTCGATGGTGGTACACTCTGTTCATCGGGGCTTACGAACGCTTCCTTAAGCGGCGGGGACTACATTGAACTGGTTAGCGGTACGGCTGGCGGAACGGCAAAATTCATGACAATTCACGTAATATATACGTTAGTCGCGGAGTAAAGGACTGACGATGGGGGATTTTAAAGTAGAGTTATGATTTCGATTTTTACTCCTACCCACGATTCAAGATTTCTTTCTGAAATTTATAAAAGTCTTTTAGCACAGACGGATCCGGACTGGGAATGGGTTGTTCTCTATAACAACGGGGGAGAGCCGAAGTTATTTCAGGATCCACGGGTAAAGTCGCATATCGTTTACAAGGCTCCGGAATGGGTTGGTCCTCTGAAGGCTGCGGCGTGCGAGCACACGGAGGGAGATATCCTCCTGGAGCTGGATCACGATGATTTATTGATGCCGACTGCAATTGAAGAAGTAAAGAATGCTTTCAAGGATCCTGAGGTTGGATTTGTTTACTCGAACACGATCCATTCCACGGGAGATTTTAAAAAAGTCAATCGTTTTGATGAAGTGTACGGGTGGAAATACCGTGAAGTAAACGTAGACGGAAATATTCTGGATGAGCACATTTCTTTTCCACCTTCTCCGGAGTCAACGTCGAGGATCTGGTTTGCGCCGAATCATCTCCGTGCTTTCCGGAGAAAAGATTATCTGGAAGTCGGCGGATATAACAAGGAGATGCGGATTCTTGATGATCTTGACTTGATGTGCAAGCTCTACATGAAGACAAAGTTTAAGCACATCGACAAGCCTCTTTATGTCTATCGGGTTCACGGTGAGAATTCATGGATTCGTTTCAATGCTGAGATCCAGGAGAACGTCTACCGTATTTACGATCAGTACATCGTTCCGCTTACGGAGAGCTGGTGTGATCGGGAAAAATTAAGGAAAGTGGAACTCGGCGGTAGAATGGCAGCGAGGAAAGGGTACGAAACCGTAGATTTAATGGATGCCGATATTATCTGTGATTTGAACGGGCGATGGCCGTTCGAGGATAACTCGGTTGGGATACTCCGGTCTTTCGATGTGTTCGAACATTTGAAGGATCCGATTCATACCATGAAGGAAGTTTCGAGAGTGCTTGTCCCCGGGGGATGGCTTTTTTGTCAGGTTCCGTCCACGGACGGGAGAGGCGCTTTTCAGGATCCTACGCATGTTAGTTTCTGGAATGAGAATTCATTCTGGTACTACACGAACAGAGACAAGGCGAAGTATATCAATACTCCTGTTCGGTTTCAGGCACCGAGGCTCTATACCACGGAGAAGAACAACGAACAGGTTTCGTGGGTGACTGCGCATCTAATAAATTGCAAGGATGGCTATCGCCCCTGCGGTTTGCTTGATATATGAAGATTGCGGTTTTAACTCCGTCCAAGGAAAGTCGTGATGTGCTCAGGGAGGAGTGCCGGCAGTCCGTGAGGATGCAGACACTTCCTCCGGGTATCCACCTTCTGGAGATCGACAATCGCGGTCTGGGTCCTGAAGAAATTTGCAACAGAATGGTAGCGGGTCTCGATCGAGGATACGATTGGTTGGCCTTTCTCGATGATGATGACATATTTCTGCCGTGGCATCTGGAGCGATTGGCTGCGGCTTCTGAGGGGATGGATGTAGTCTACAGCAAGAGCCAACTGGATCTTGGCTATCGGGATTTTGATGCAGCGGAATTGCGGAAGAGGAATTATATTTCAGTGACTTCCCTAGTCCGTAGAAGTATATTTGAAGCAGTTGGTGGATTTGAGAAGTTCACTCCTACGGTCTCTTACGACTGGAGCCTTTGGTTGAAGATTCTGGACAAGGGCGGTAAGTTCAGATTTGTTCCGGAAGTAACGTGGATCTATCGCATTCAAAACGACAGCATGATCTGGAAGCAGGGCTAGATTATGGCGTTGCAAGGCATAATTCAGGGCGGAAAAACCTATACCGTTATCGGAAGACTGCGGAATCGTATTCAGATAGTACTGCCCGTTTTAAAGCAAGATGCCTCTGGTGGAGTTGATCTTCGAAAGAATATAGTTCTCCTCACTACTTGGGCGACCATAGAGGCGCTCACCGCGCAGGAAAAGTTTGCAGCTCACGAATTCACGTCGCAGGTTTCTCATAAGGTAATTATTCGAGATCCTAGAAGCGCTCTTCCGATTGATCCAGGGGGAGTGCGCAGGTACTCGATCACTGCGAATATGCAGGTATGGTGGAATCGCAGACAGTTTCAGATCGAGGGTGTGTTAAGTCCGGACGGAAGAAAAGATTTGCTTGAACTAATTTGTATCGAGATTGACGATTCGCAGAATCAGGAAACAAACTCTCCTTCCGAGAGATCGATATGAGCGAAGTTGTTGAAGTCAAGATTACCGGACTCGATGAGTTGCAAAAAACTTTGGAAGAGCTGCCTCTGAAAATGGGGAGGAGGGTGCTCAGGAAATCGCTTGAAGAGTCCGGGGAAATAATGAAAGAAGAGATGGTAAATCTGGCTCCTGAAGCGCTTGCCAGTTCGACAGTCGGTAAGAAATTTCCCGGATTTCTTAAAGAGCATTTTGGAGTGCACGTCACCGTACATCACGGGGATTTGGCTGCTGCGGCGTATGTTGGCCCGCTCTCCAAGACGTATTACCCCTACGAGGGCGACATAAAACAGATTAAGGTTGCTACGGGAAAATACGCTAAAAGTGGAGGAGCAATTCCGGTCAGTAGCGTTGCTCGATTTCTTGAATTTGGAACTTCCAAGATGTCGCCGCATCCCTTTATGGTTCCTGCCTATGAAGGAAGCAAGGGCAGGATAATGGATAAAATGGTTGAAGATATTAAAGAAGCTCTGGAAGAGGCTACCAAGTAATGTTTACGGATGGACTATCGTCTCTTCTTTCCGGCGATCCCGGGATCGCGGCTATCGTGGGAACGTCAAGGAAAGACGGAACGAACGGAGTTTTTCCGAATGTTGCTCCGGATGAAGTATTGATACCGTACATTGTCTACACGCAGACAGCCCGTGGGGTGATTTTGAGTTTTGATGGGGTTAACCAGCTCCAGAGCCTGCGGTTTCAGATCGCTTGCTACGGAACTCCCTATCGAGCAGTGAAGAATCTGGCGCAGGCCGTCAAAAAAGTTTTGGATGGGTACACGGGGCAGCTTACGGATGGATCCATCATCGATAACGTAATTCCCAATGCTGAGCACGATGAGATGGAGCCTATTTTCAAGGCGACGATGTATGGGGTCATTCTCGATTATTCGTTTTCTGTGATCGAGTATCTGGGATAAAACGATTTTGTTGCTGTAGAAGTAAAATTCAGTACAAGGTGGTAATTTTCCATGACTTACACCGCTTCAGCTTCATTTTCTCCTCGCGGTACAAGGCTGCAATACACGACGAATTTGTCGCTTGCTTACACTGATTTCGCCGAAGTCACGCAGATCGACTTCAGCGGTCAGAAACTGGATCTTGCCGACGTTACCAACTTCTCCGGTGGCATTTTCAAGGAGTGGCTGGCGACATTGCTGGATTCTGGCGAAGTTAGCTTTAAATGTAACTTCGTACCGAGTGACGCTTCGCAGGCTGCCATGCTTGGATTTTTCAATGCGGCAACTCGCGTGTATTTCCAGATCATCCTCCCTATCAACCCGAGCACGGGAGTCACTTACGGGCATTTCACGTTCCTGGCGTTTGTTAGTGAATGGCAGACGGCGCTGCCGATCTCTAAACAAGCGGAAGTCACCGGGAAACTGAAAGTGACGGGCGCGATTACCTTCGTAGCAGGGTCTTAATCCATGAATTTTTCTTGGGATTGAACTCACCCGTTAGAGGTGTGTTCAGAGGATGAAAATGGCGAAGCAACCGAAGTTGACTAAACTTCTTGCGCCTACCGTTCCGTTAACTCTTTCCGTTGATGACGGTGCGCATAAGTTGGAATTAAATCTTGCGTGGACGATGCGGGGAGTGATTCTTCTTGAATCCAAACTCCGTAATCTCGGCGTAGATCTGAATGTGCTCCAGAATCCTTCCGAGTTTTGGTCAACGCTCGATTGCACAAAGTTGGCCCTCGGTGTCTGGTGCATGTCGCAGCAGGATCATCCTGAGTATGCCGACGAGGAAGGATTTGAAATAATTACTTCCTTCCTTGTCGTGGATAACTACGGAGACGCCGCGACTGCTCTTAAATCCGCTTTTCTTGAATCTTTATCGAAGAGCCGTAGAGAAGAAATCAAGAAAGCGGAAGAGGCGGCAGCCAAAAACGGGGAAGCGGCAAAGGAAAACCCTACGCCAGCCCCGGTCCAGTAATTACGGTTACGGATCTGTGGGCTGTCGCTCGGTATGATCTTGGCCTTTCTGATGAAGAGTTCGGGGAATTGACCTACGGACTCTTCGAGGAATTGGTCAAACGTCATCAGGCAAGAGAGCGAAAGGAATTTATCAGGACGGGGATACTGGCATCGGCTGTTATAAATTTCAGTATGTCTCGTCCTGATGATCCTGTTGATGTCATGGATTTTGTTCCAGGTGGAAAAGAAGAAAAAGATTTGAGAAATCTCTCTCCGCAGGAACAGGCGGAGTATGTAATGAATCAGATGAGTAAGAAAAGAATAAGGCAGGTGACGTGATGCCAGGTGTAGGCGCAATATTTGTCGAGCTTGGAATCAACATGGGAGCCTTCGCGGAAGGCTTGTCTAAAGCTACTTATTCTGCAAGGGAAGCTGCTCGTGAAATCGGTAGTTCTCTCCGTGAAATCGGCGGAGTGGTAGGAGAAATTGGAGAAAAATTTGGAGAATTTGGAAAAATAGTCGGTGATTCAATTAGCGATCTGGGAGCCACGGTCACAAAACTCGTAAAGGAATTTGGAAATCTAAGCGGAGTCGCGGGGACGGCAAAGGCTGGTGCAATCGGGATAGCTGGGATCGCGGCGGCAGGAGTTTCCGCAGGCGCTGCGATGGTTGGAATCGCTGTTCATGCTACGGAAGCGGCTGAGAAGCTATCGCGTTTGTCGCAGGCCACTGGAATTTCCGTGGAAGAGTTGTCTGGTCTTAGCGTTGTCGGGAGAGTGGCTGGGATAAGCACGGAGGAGCTTGCGCACGGTCTGGAGCGAATGAGCCGTTCCGCCGTGCAAGCTGCGTCTAATCCCCGCAATCTTGCAAATGGATTTAATCAGATGCGGATAAGCGTTACGGATGCCTCTGGACAAATGAAATCGGCATCGGAAATTTTTGAAAATTTGGTTGATAAATTCAGCAAGATGCAAGACGGAGCGATGAAGACGGCTGCCGCGCAGAGAATTTTTGGTCTATCCGGCGCTCAGTTAATTGCGATGCTTAACATGGGTCCGGAGGCTTTTAGGTGGTGGATCGACTACGGGACCAGAGTAGGGGCAGTTCTCACGAAGGAAGCGGCGGAGGGCGCAGTAAACTTCAGGGATAAACTAACCCAGTTAGGGCTTATTTCTGAAGGGGTAAAAAATAAGTTGATGACGGCTTTGTTGCCTTCAATAGACCACATTATTCAGTCGATAACCACTTTTCTTGAGACCGGAGACAATATTGAAAATTTTGGCAAGGGAGTTGGAACGGTACTGATTACGCTTGCGAAAATAGTTTATGAGGCGGGGTATGCCTGGTCGTGGTGGGGCGATCAAATAAAAATTACTCATTCTAAGATGAATGAGTTCTTGGCTTCGCATCCAAAAACAGGAATTGCGATGGAAGCAGCCGGCGTAATTCCGCACGGTTCAACCGCAGTTGCTGGAGCTTTGGGAGTAGACGTATTTAAAAAAGAAATAGAAGATGCCAAGAAAGATATCCAACACGAGCAAGATCGTCTTGCTCTGATGCTTGCTGATTTGAACTTTAAAGGAACAAAGGTTGTAGGTCCGAAGCATCCAGATCAGACGGATAAAGAGCCTCCTGCCCTTACTCGTCCGTATAAGGAAATGAAACCGGAAGAGGATTATGTAGCAGACTTCATAAAGAAAACGGAATTGTCGTTGGCCGAGGAAAAGAAACTCTCTCTGGCGATTAATGACTCCGTGGCAGCGCTTGTTCTCATGCGGGGCGCGGCAGAGGGAGAAAAAGCAGTAACCGAAAAGAGATGGGATTTATATCGAAGAATTAAAAATCTTTTCGAAGAACGTCAGGACGCGATCAAAGAAGGAGAGATCGCTAAAGCTGCGGATCTCTCAAAGCACATTAATGAGCTTATCAGGCAAGTAGGAACGCTGAATGAGGAGAGCGAGCACCTTGTAGGAATTTTTTCCTCGAATGCCTTGCTGAAGTCTTTGACAGCAGCAACTGCGGAATCGCAGAAACAGTTGTCGATGGTCGATGCGCAGCTCACCGCAGAAACGGAGTTGAACGACGCAAAACTGAAGGGTCCGCAGGCGCTGGCGGATGCCATGATAAATAGTCAGTTGAAAGGGAAGAGAGAGCAGGTTTCGCAGAGTTCGGATGTTTTATCCGAGAGCATGAAGCATCCCGATATAGATCCCGAAGCGCAGCTAAATGCTGCTTTGGGTCTGATGAAGATGGACGAAAACCTGAAGAAAACAAGGGAAGATCTGGTTAAGTTACAGCAAACCGATCCCGGGTTTTGGGACAAAATGCGTGCGGAGACCGATAAATATGCTGAGAGGTTCGGGACGATGCGCGAGGGTTTCGGCGGTTTCATCGATTCCTTGATTAAGTCTAAATCGCAGCTTCAATCCAGTTTTTTTGATACGTTAACACGTGGTTTTGACCAATTGAACGCTTCGCTCGCTCGATTTATCGTCACTGGAAAAGGCGGATTCAAGCAGGTGCTGGCGTCAATGGCGGAGAGCCTGATTCAACTCGGCTTGCAATTAATCGAATCAATAGTTTTTAAGAAGATTTTTGATGCGGCTTTTGCGACCAGTAGTGCCACACAGGTTGCGGGCACGGAAGCGATCAGGCAGAGCGCGATTGGAGCAGCTGCAGCCACTGCAGCTATGGAAGCGGCGGTAGGTGGACCGGAAGCTGCGATTATTGCAGCGATAGTCACGGAGGGTGCTCTGCAAGGAATTACGGCGCTCGCCGGAGGTGGAGACACCGTTCCGGGTCGGTCTTATCTCGTTGGAGAAAAAGGTCCTGAGATATTTTCTCCCGGTAGCGGTCATGTTTTTCCTAACAGTACCCTCTCCGGTGGAGGAGGAAGCGCTGGGCACACGGTTAATGTGAATACGACAGTAAACGCGATTGATGCTTCTGGTTTTGAAAAGATTCTGGATAGGCATGCCTCAGTCGTGAGCAGGCACGTTACTAGGCAATTGCGCCTAGCGAATGCGAGGCCGTAATGAGTAATTTAATATTTCCGAGCGAGGTCGGTCAAGGAACGACGGGAGCGAATAAATGGGGTTATCGACTCCCTTTTAAAAAGACTCCCGTAAACAGAACGATTGTCCAGACGCCTGCAAATTTTCGTGGTGAGAATCGGATAAGTCTTACGCCGTATCCGGTCTGGAAATATGAGCTTGATCTAGCCTGGATGCGCGGAGATTTTTCTACAGCTCAGGTTTCTTCGGTATTCCAACAGATTGTTGGTTTTTACGGTAAGGCTCAGGGGCGCAATTTAGACTGGTTGTTCAACGATAGTAATGATAACAACGTTGCGATAGCTTCAGGTCTTTTCGGCATCGGAGACGGCAGCACCACACAGTTTCAACTGCAGCGCCAGATCGGTGGGATGAGAGATATCATTCAGAATTTGAATGGTAATCCGTCTATTTATGACGGTGGAAGTTTACAGACAGCTTTTGCTGGAACTGGTTCAGCGCCTTTGTACTATATAGGTAATGAAAATCTTTTACTGCAGTCGCAGGCTTTCAATTCTTCTCCGTGGGTTTTAGCTAATGGGGGAGGAGCCTCGAATCCTACGGTCACAGCCAATACGGTAGCGGCTCCTGATGGAACGACAACGGCTGATACTATCGCTTTTCCGACTTGCGTGGGCGGTTACACTCGTCTTCAGCAAGCTATACCGAACGGGATTTCAGCCGCAAATGAAACGTTTACATTTTCAATTTGGCTAAAGGCTTCCTCAGGTACGGTATCGATAACGCTGTACATCATTGATGCGTTAGGCGATGGGCTGACGCCTGTCACTGCGACAGCGACAACAACCTGGACAAGATTTTCTGTCACGGGAACGTTTGCTGCGGTTCTTCCTGCCTATACCAATAATGTTGGTTTACTTTTTCAGTCTCAGAATCAGGGTGCGGTTACCGTATACGCTTGGGGAGCGCAGATGGAAAGGTCGGCAGCGGCTTCCGGGTATTTGCCGACAACCACGGCGATCTCTCAACCGCAGGGTGTAATTACTTTTGTCACTCCCCCAGCAGCAGGCCACCAACTTAGTTGGGCAGGAAACTTCTACAATCGTTGCCGTTTTGACGATGACGAGTGGGGCGATCTCGAAGAATACGTTTATCAGATCTGGCGGATGCCATCTCTTAGATTCAGAACGGTGATTTTATGAAGAATCTTCCTGCGGCTTTGCTTTCTTTTCTTCAAACTAACAATAGTTACGGACGAGCTGATCTATTTTCGGTCACATTGGGAAATGGTCAGGTGATTCGGGCAACGAATTGTCAAACTGACATTTCGTATGGAGGTAATTTTTATTACAGCTCACTCTATGGATCGTGGGAAAGAGGAAGCATAACAACGGAAGTTTCTTTCGATCTGAAAGCCGGCGATATGGACTTGGATGTTTTTGCTCCGTCCTCGGTCCTATTTCCAGGAACTTCAATTTCATTGATGCAGTGCGTAACCGCTGGACTTTTCGACGGGGCTGCAGTGAGAGTGTACACTGCGTATTGGGCTGCCGGGGCTATTCCGAATACGCTTCTCGGCGTTGAGACGAAGTTTGTCGGTCAGATAATGAATTTCAAACCGACTGGAAGATCTAAAGCAAAATTTTCCGTAGCGGATATGCTTTATCTGTTGAACATAAAGATGCCTTCTCGGTTGATTCAATCGGGTTGCCGTCACACCCTGTATGACGATAACTGCACAATGAATCGGGCATCTTTTTCAGCGGCTAGGACTGTCGCGTCTGGATCCAC